CGTGAAACTGCACCGGACTGCATTGCCGTGATCCAGGCTGGATCAGCGGTGGGAGTATCCTGGGCCGCAGGAGCATTCTCTTGCTGGGAACGAATCGCCTGGTACTGATGGATCATAGTCAGGTATTCGTCCGGGATCAACTCGTCTGGCAACAGGTCAATACCGTCAATAATTACATCGAGCACATCGTAGAACGCTTCCTTCAGCCAGTCCCAGACGTCGGAGAAGAAATCACCCAGCGCCGTGGCCGCGCGATACATGGAAACGACATAGGGGATGATTAGATTTTCGTATACCCAACCAAAGAATTCACCGATTGTCGTACCAAGCCAGACGATGGCGTCAATGACCCCGCTGATGACATAAGCAATGGCCGCAATCGCGTAGCCAATGGCAGCCAGCACAGGGCCGAGGATGTCCGCCAGGAACCCGGCAATCCCCCTGAGCACGTCCCAGAAACCCGTGGCCGAAGACTCCCCCCCGGCAAAAGCACTAAACAAACTACCGAGCGACTCAATCACTGAACCAATGGCGGAACCAATGGCCTCGAACGCGGGGCGCACATACTCATACACTCGGCGAAATGCGCCGATGGCTACGGTCACAAAGCGAACGACGAAAGTGATGACTTCAGTAATCCACCCAACTATAGTCCCGAACACCGAACCGATTGCCTCGCCGATGGACACCATTCTGTCCACTGGTGCGTTCTCGGCACTGCTCGAGAAGTCCGAAAACAGACCACTGATGGCATCGCCCAGCTCATTGATCGCGGACATAAAGTCCTCGAACACCGGACGCAGCTCCTCAATGATCGAGACAAAGCCATTCCATATCCCCTCCAGGAGGAGCTTGACCCTGTAGGCAAAACGATACAGACCCACCACGAACCCAAGCAGCCCTTCGTTTTCCGCCGAGAGCATGGCCTCGCGTACGGCGCCCGAGAACCCACCCTGCGAGAAGAGTTGGATAACGGCCTGTATCACCAGCTGAACGTCTTCCCACATACTGGAAAGGGCTTCACTGAACCCCCCCACCTCGTCGTCTAGGGCAATGAACACACCAATAAGCGGCAGGGCAATGGCGGCAATGACCGCAATGTATGGAAGCATACTGCGCAACATTGCTAACATGCTACGCTTCAGCATATCAATCTGCGGACGTAGAAGCCTGGTCATACCCCGGACAAAGAGCAGAGCACCAGCGAACGCCAGGAAGCCGCCAGTCACCATGATCACGGTGCTCAGGGTCCTCTTGAAGCTCTCCGGCATTGCCTGAATAGCGGCGACCAGAAAGTTAACCGCGCCGGTCACCGCCTCGATGATCGGCCGGAATAGTTGGGCGAACGGTTCACCAACTACAATCCCCAGCGTCTGCATCGACCCGGTCAATAGCGTGAGGGCACCGGGCAACGTAGTCGCCGCCGCGTCACGAAAGCCGGCAGCCGCACCCGTCGCATTGTCCATGGAACTTCGCAGGTACTCGATGGCCTCAGCCCCCCGGACTGTGGTGCCGTTGGCCCCTGCAATACCGTTCTGGAGTTGCGTCATGACAGCCGACAGTCCAGCCACCGCATGCGCACCGAACGTCTCCGTGATCCACGCGGCTCGCCCAGCCTCCGTCATGTCCACGGTGGCGCCGGACAAGTCGTTCACGATGTCGAGGAAATCGCGGAACGTGCCATCCGCGTTCACCACCTGCACGCCCATTTCGCCCATGGCCTCTTGAACGTCGGTTTCGGCCAGGCGCTCCATTGTAACCGTGAGGGCGGTAGATGCGCGTTCAACCGTGGGGATGACGTTCTTCACGAGCCCCATGGCGATGAGCGCCTCGTCGAAACTTTGGCCAGTTACCTGTGCTCCTCGGCTCAGGATGCCAAGGGACAGTGCGAGGTCGCCCGTGCTCATGGCGGTTGTCGTCGTGACCTGCAGCATCTGGTCGACGGCCATCCCCAGGTCGTCCATGCCCACGCCGAACGCCTGGACCGTTTGCGCCGCGAGAGCCGCTGACTCCTCCACCGTCAGCTGGCCCATGGACGCCGCCGCCAGATCCAGAACCGGAAGCAAAGAGTCAAGGGACTGCTGGGTCGTGAAGCCAGCCTGTGCCAGGGCCATGAGACCCTCGGCCGCCTGCACGGGTGAAAACTGAGTATCCAACCCTGCCTGAATTGCGGCTGCCGACAACTGCTCCAGCTGCTCTGTGGTGGCGCCAGAAACCTGACCCACCATGACGATTGCGCGGTCGAACTCCCCGGCCGCCTGGGCCAGACCGAAAGCCCCTACCAGCAAACCGGCACCGGCAGTGAACACCGAAACACCTGCACCCATTTCGGCGAAGGCCATGTTCATCTGCTCGGAGGTCAGACCACTCTGGGTTCCGAGCTGCTGCATATTGGAGTTGACCTGGCCAATCGTACCGCTGGCAAGATCTCGGGCTGAGAACAGAAAGCCGAGACCGTAGTTTGTAGATAGACCAGGCATCAGTGCCTCCCCCGTCTTGCCGCCGCCTTCAGGGCTTTCGACTCCTCACGGCGTTCGCGGTCCGCACGCTTAATGTACCACTGAGCTTCCTCCAACTCCAAAGCCAGGACGTCTTTCAGGCCCCACGCTAAACCCGAGCCCCCGTGTTGAAGCCAACATAACCGAAACACGATCTCCCGCAGGTCCTCTTCCTTCCAGAGGGGGAAGAGGGAAGCCGCTTGCTCTACGTGGCGGCCTTGTGCCTTGGCCGGATGAAACTCCGATCGAAAGGGAGGTCCACTGCGAACACCTCGCCGCAGGTTGGACATACCACTTCGATCCCCGTATCCACACCACATACCTCGGCACTCATAGCGGCCTCGAGGGTGGCGAAATCCTGGACGTCCAGGTCCTCGATCCAGTGTTCCTTTGCCCGGGGGCTGGCATCGATTCCCTCGACGGCCTTCACCCGAAATGCCATGGCCGCGGTTGCCAACTCTTCGCGCTCAGTAGTCTTCTCGATTATCTGTGACAGGCGCTCTTCGTCCTCCCCCAGGAGCAGGCCCCACTCGACCCACCGCCCGCTTACCGGGAGTAGAGTTCGGAAGCGGTTGCCGTTCAGCAGCACTTCCCTGGCGGTGGGCGTTAGGGGATTGGTCGGAAGGTCGTTCAGGTCCAGCTCCCAGTCGAAGGGCTTGCTACGCTGGCACCTGGGGTTCTCACAACGGACGCTGAACTCGTACTTTTCAGGGTAGCTGATGGTACGGATCTTGAGCAGGGTGAACAGCCGATCCCCCTGCAATACCTTTCGCCAGTCCAGCTTCCCACTCGAGTCCAGGGTGTATGGTCCGGGGTCCGTGGTCTCTAGCCAGCACTGCTCGAGTACCGCAGAAAACATACTGCCGTCACGGACCCGCTTGCGACTGGTGAAGAGGTTGATCTCCCGCATCTTGAGACCACGAACGGCGCCCTGGAGACCACTTGGACAGGTGATAGACGTGTGCATTAAAACCTCACTTTACCTGCGCGCGTGTGCGCGCGTTTACGGGGTTCCGGCTACTGGCTGTTGGATTGGCCGAGGTGGAAGCCGGAACCCGCTACACACGAGCAGGGCTCAGCCCAGCTCGAAGAAATCGATGGCCAGGGTCACGGACTCGATCACGTATTCGTCGGAGGTATTGTCCCAGTCGCCGGCCACGAACTTCTTCGGCCAAGCGCCGAAGACTCGCCAGCGCTGGAGCTCAGCGTCGTTGCGATCCAGTTGGACGATGTCCAGGTTCCGCTTCATGACCGGGTCGGGTTGGCCGATACCGGCGGCAGCCGCGAACACCTGGCGGAACCAGGTGTACAGGTCACCGTCCACCGTTGCCCCACGTTCCAGCGTGATGTCACTGAACGTCATACGCGCTGGGCCCTTGGAGGGGATCGAAGCCCCACCCTCCCAGATCTCGGTCTGCCCGGCCTCCGCCGACAGCTCGCTGCACGTCTGGAACCCCGCGTACTCCACTCCATCGATCTCGACCCGGAATTTCCATTTCGGGTGATAGTGCCTTGGATTGCCGATGATTGTCATGGACTTAGCTCCTGTGTCTTGTGGTGGGCGCAGTCAAGCCCCGCCGTCAACCGAGCGCGATCTGTTCCTCGAGCGCCCTGGTATCCTGGGAGAAGCGAAGGATGATGTACTCGGCGGGCTTGTTCGTCGCAAGACCGATCCGCACGATCAGCTGGCCAGCGGCCACGACGCTCGGTGGGTTCAGGGAGTCGCTCACGTCCACGAAGAACGCCGTGTCCGGGTCGTTGGACGAGAAGGCACCGACACGCATCTGGTCCAGGAGGAACACGCGAATGGTGCGCTCCACCTCCGACCGCAGCTTCTTATTGTTATTGCGGTGGCGATACGTCTGTAGCCCGTCCTTGATGCTCCACTCGATGAAGTTCACCCCCACCCGCTCCGACACGTATGGGAAGTTGCCGTTGGCCTTCAGGGTGCGAGCACCGTCGATGAAGTAGGCCCCCGTCAACCTGGTGAGCGGGTTGATCCGCTTGGGGAAGACAAGATCCCGCTTGCGCTCGTCGAGTACCTGGTCGGTCTCAACTCCCACCACGCCCGACAGCACTCCGATCTCCACGCCGGCTGGCGGGTCGTAGATCCCGCCATCCCGCCTGGCAGCCGTGCGCGCGAAGACACCGCACACGTGGCCCGAAGGGGGGCACTGAATGTTGGAACCTGAGCCGAACACGGAGGTGTCTGGGTTCAGCACCAGCACCTGGGGCCAGTAGATCGCACCGTATTCCGAGAGCCCCAGAAGGGCAGCGGTCGTCTCGACATAGGTGATGATCTCGTCTGCGTTCATGCCGGCGGGCGGGTCCAGGACAGCGAACCCCTCGCCCCCCCTGGTCCCTGCCACGAACGAAATGAGCGCATTGTGGACGGCGGCCGTGGGGCGATCGGGGGCAGCGTAGTTCGCCAGGCCGAGGACGTTGTCGTAACAACGGAGTCCGGTCGGGCCACTCCCACTGCCGATGAAGTCGTTGTCGTTCAAGCCCGCGAGCCCGTCGCCACCGAGCGCGAGGGTGACCGTCTGGTTCGTGGGTCGATTGGCCGGAGGCACACCCGCCAGCAGGTCCACGAACTTCACCAGGTTGCTCCCGCTGTCCTCGTTGTTCACCACGCCCTCGGCGTAACTGGCGGCGTTCGGATCCATGCTCAGGTTCGGATAAACTTCCGCAACCTGCCCGTCCTGGAGCACCAGGAAGTTGAACTCCCCTGCCACGCCCGAGGTCGCGTTCTGGACGGTCGCCGACAGATCGTTGCCGTATGCACCGTCGTACTTCGCGTCGACGCGAGCCGTGTTCCCGGGACCGGCTGCGGTCCCCGAGTGCAGGAAGTTGTCCAACCCCAGGGCCCCATCCGCCGAGCAGGGGGCAACCCGGATCGAGGAGCTGGCGCCCACGGTGTTCGACGCGATCCGAACGGCGCCGGTCATGTTGGTGACCGTGACACCCGCCACCGCACCCTCGACCACGGACTTGACCTCGGCCACGGTCACACCCGACAACCGCCCCACATTTCCGGTTCCGGTTTGCAGTCCCGTGGGGAGGAGGAGGGTGGCGTTCGCGCCACCAACCGACACCTGGAGGGTGACGGCATTACCCTTGTCGTCCGTCCGAATCTCCACCTGTCCCAGAATCAGAACCGCGTGCGCGTGAATCAGCTGGGCGTTGATGGCGTTACACACATCTTGCGCCGTCTGGTCGCCAGCCCCGAAGGTCACGACCTGCGGGAGGCCATCGCAGTTCAGGGTGAGAACTTCACCACCCACGAACGCCGTGGGGAAGCCACCTGTGGACCGAGCAGCTGGTGCCGTCCCCGTGAAGCTGGCGGTCACTGCCCCTGCGCCGTTGACTTCTACGTCCAGGTCCAGGTCTTCGTTGAAGGGGAAGGGCTCGACCTCCGAACCCAGGACCGCGCCCGCAGTTGCCGCGCCCCCCGTGGTCAGGGTGGCGGTGGCACTGGCCGAGGTCTTGGACAGAGGGAGGTCGGGATTGGTGTAGTGCACGGTTCGCACTACCCACGCCTCACGACCACCCTGGAGGAAGAACCCCAGTACCGCCTGCGGTAACTGGGCGTTCGCCAGGTAAGCACCGAAGATCTTGCGGAATTCTTCGATACTCGTGACCCGTGTCGCAACCCCGATGGGGCCGCGCTGAGTGATACCGACGAAGCGCGCCACGCTCGTGACCCGACCCGGGATCGCTCGCAGACGGGGGCTCTCCTCTTCGATGACGATTTTACTTGCCAGCAGCTCGGCCATGGTAGTTCTCCTTGCTCAGGGCAGTACGACGAGTTCACCCCGTGACAGCCCAGCTTTGATGAGGGGAAGTTCGAGCAGTGCCCGAGGCGCAACCACCGTCTCGCGACCGAGAATTGTCAGCGAATCCGGCACCATCCTGCTCCTCTTCGTGGTTCGTCTCTCACCCTGCTGGTCATCTCGCGTGATCACGGAACGCTTGCAACAGTAGCATTTTCCTGCCCCCCTGCAAAATGTATTGTGATCAAGCACGACTACCAGCACACGCCGTGCCCGATTCATGATTCGCACGTATTCCACTACACCCTCCCTGTCGTGAGTACGGTTTCCAAGACCTCTGGCCACACCTCGAGAACGCTACCCTCGTCCAGCTCAACGCCCTCCACCGCAAAGCTCGTGCTGAACCCGTGGACGTTACTGTCGTTCGGGATCACGGTGGTGACCCGTATCGGATCGACTACCCGCAGGGGATAGCGAACTACGCCCGCCGCCGGCAGCGCCGGGTCCTTCACCAGCTCAACATACTTCATGCGATTAAAGAACCGCCCCACAAGCCCAGCGAGGTTCAGGTTGGCGACCTTGCCCTCGGTCGTGCCCGTGAGCGTGAACCCCACGTCCACGGTCCACCTTGGCGCCAGGAGCACGTCCCCATCGTCCTTGCCGTACCCACGCCGGAACTTGTTTTCGGAGATGTCCGGTCCGACGAGAACCAGACTGGGGAGCGTGGCGATTTCGGTAACATCTGGCGTGACCCCGGGCTCCGAATCGAAGTCGGTGGAGGTGGCGGTCACCACGGTCGGGATCACACGTCGCCGAAGTTCTCGGAGGAGGTGGCGCACCAGCCGGGTGAGGTCCGACTCCGTGGTCAGGTCTGGGCGAAAGTACACCA